GCTAGTCATCATAACTTTATGCTAGACCATAAGGTAAAAATGCTTATGGACAAATTAAAAACTTAACAGACTTTTTTTCTCCCTCAAAGTTAAAAAGGAAAACCCTGCGTATGTTTGACATACGTGGGGTTTTTTTATATACTGACCTTATGCAATTAAAAACAAGACAGATACAATTAAAGTTAAGAAAAGCTAACGAACTTATCATTGAACTAAAAGTAAAATACCTAGATGAAAATAGGGTGTACTCAGATATAAATAGAATAGATGAGAAGTTAGTTGAGCTTGATAAGCTAATTGACAACAATAAATAGATATGCTATAACATAGGTACTCAACAAGGAGTACATATATGTCAAATACACCAACAGTAGATACAAGCTGGGAGTTAAAATGGAAAAGGTCTTTACGTAAAAGACTTATTAACTGTTTAGCTCGTATCGAAAATGATGGTAAGCCAACACAAGAACTCGGTTATGAGTTAGCAAAAGCTAAAGAGTGCTATGTGTATTGGAATAGTGATACTGCATTATGGGAAAAACACCAGATGACTATACCTATGCCAAATGGCGAGCCAGCTAAAACTGATTGACACAGTTAGTCAATTATGTTATAACTAAAGGACAGTCAGCGAGGGTTGGCTGTCCTTTTTTGTTTTCTAACGAACTACAAGTTGATGGGGTGATCTCCCCTTTAATGTAAGGAACTACATATTACAACTTGTATAATGACCGATTACAATCAAGGGGGGTGTATTTTTTATACCTGAAATAATGTAATATTCTGACCGAGTAATTCTAGATGAATGGTTGGGGTATAAACTTACACCCCAAAAATAAATCAATCAACAACGAAAGGTAATATGAAACAAACATATATAACTAAGCAACAACTTCATACCTTTATTGATACTCAAATAGAAAAGCACAAGTCTAAAAAAGGTCGTGCTTTTTTCTATAAGAAACCGAGTAGGTTTGAAATTGTTGGCGAGAAAAGAGTAATGCGATTTGATACTAAAGATAGAAAGTTTCAAATTGATGGTACAACTGGCAAGAGGTTGTATAAAAAAGGTGGTAAGAGAACTACTACACCAGAACATAATATGCTAGTAACTGATCTTGATGTTAAAGACGGTTACAAGTTTAGAAATGTACCTATGAACAGTAGATTAAGGTATTTACTGATAGGTAAAAAATGCTTAAAAATCAACTATTTACCAGATTCAGACTCATTTAGAGTTGAGTTTCCAAAAGCTACTAGGAACTTAATCAAGAATCTATACAATAAAAAGTTTGAGGACTTTGAGCAAAACAAACCAACCAACAACGGAGGATAAATATGTCTACATTAATTAAGACATTAAAAGACAATCACACAAGTATGTATGATAAAGCAACAACTGAAGTTGATCTACAGCATATACATTATGTAAGTGATCCAGTTCTTTTTAAACTAAATAAACCTGCATGGGCTGTAGTAGATACAGATAATAAGCGTGCAATACATTTGCATGGTTCTAATTATCAACTAGTGCCTTATGCTAAAATATTAAATGGATTATCTGATGCATTAGATAAGTATGGTATTACATTAGATAATACTTTAATACAATTTAATGTACATGCAGATCTAAACTATTTTAAATTAAGAATATTATTTAATGATGGTAGTAAGTTTAGTCCGCATGCGATGACATCTAATACAAATGATAAACTAAAATTTGGTATTGAAGTCGTATCTAGTTATGATGCATCAATAGTATACCAAATAAGAGCAATGTTTTTAAGATTAATTTGCCAAAATGGTATGAAGTCATTTGAAAGTTTAGGTGAGACAGTTAAAAAACATACAACACGCTTTGATGTTAATGATTCTTTTTTAAAATTAAAACATCTTGGTCTTGCATTTGAGAAGATGCAGGATAAGTTTGAGGTATATAATAGTCTATCATTATCAAGTGGTGAAGTAGATAGTATATTTAAAAAGTTTTCTAATGGATCTGATAATAAATATAATTTATTGAAGCAGGTTTTAGAAACTGATATACATAAATCTACTTTATATGATGTATACAATGCCCTAACTAATTATAGTTCTCACAATAAAAGAGCAATTAAAATTGGTAAAAGGGGTAGTGAAGAATACAAGATAGATAACAGTAGCATGGACTCAGTCAGAAGTAATGAGGCAAGAGACTCAGAGATAGAGAGATATGTATCTAGTGATCACTTTGTATTCTTTTACCACAAAGCCCTAAGTAATCTTGGAAGAAATGTAGCATGACATTTTATCATGGATTAGGTATGTTTATATTTAATTTGGTTGCCCTGTTAATCGGGGCAATCATTGCCTACTATATTATAAACGAAGTAGAAAGACAAAGAAAACATAAAGAGTACTTAGAACAACTAAAAGGAAAAAGGTATAACAGAGACAGTGACATTAAATAAATCCCCTATAGTATATACTAACCCCCCTGCAACGACAGGATACCTTATCATATTATGACAGAAAAATACATACGACAGATTGACACATCTATTAAATTATGTTATAAATGTGATGACAAAGCAGTAATAATAGAAGATAAAAAGTATTACTGTGCCTCATGTGCATTACAAAAATTACCAAAGGATATAAATGTTTTACGAAAAAAAAGATAAGACACCAGAAGAAAACCTAGCTATCGCAAAGATACAAGTTATGTTTGAAGATGCTTTTGGTATATCTAATTCAGACTCAACACCTGCTGTTGTAGACAGGGCTAAGCGTTGGTTTGAGACTAGAGATTGTGCCTTATGGTGTGATATGGCAGGCACTACACAAGATCATGTTCAGAAGTTATTTCAGAACATGCAATATAACTACAACACTAAGAAGATAACAATAGAAAATGTTAGATTTGGAATAAGGAGGTTAAATCTAAAAATATGAAAGTAAAAGAAATAGAGGCTAAGATAGGTACACTATCTAACCCTAGCAAGATGCCTGCATTTGGTTGGGGTATATCTGCTAAACATTGTAAGACAGGTAGCAAATTAGCAAAAATAAAAGGTACTATCTGTCATTCTTGCTACGCATTAAAAGGTAGATATGTATTTAAAAATGTATTTAATGCACACGAAGTAAGAAGAAAAGCAATAGAACTAAATGAGTGGGTAGACTACATGGCAGAACTACTGACCCAAAAGTACAAAAACCTAGATAAATCAAAGAGATATCACAGGTGGTTTGATGCTGGTGACATACAATCTTTTGGCCACCTAATGAAGATATTTGAGGTGTGTGAACTTACACCCCATATAAAATATTGGTTGGCTACTAGAGAGTACAAGATAATAGATCAGATAGATGTAAAAGATGTACCAAAGAATTTATGCCTAAGAGTATCAACTACTAAAGTAGATAGTCCACCACCTAAGTTTTGGAAGTGGACATCTGGTGTGCATAAAAATAAACCTGCAGTAGGTAACGAATGTCCTGCACCAAAACAAAATGGAGAGTGTAAGGATTGCCGTAGCTGTTGGAGTCGTAAAGTTAAACAAGTAAGTTACAAGGAGCACTAATGAGTAAAGAAAAATATTATGGACTACAAGTACACACATTGACTTATTTAAAAGTTGATGCTAATGGCGAAAGTATAGATGGAAAACAATACGAATATACTGGTGATCATTCTGGATTTTGTGATGGTATTAATGATGAGTATTTAGAAGAGGTAGATAATGGATAAAAAAAAGGATAGAAGATGATAATTGAAATAGCAGAAACGATAAAAAATATAATGGAGATATATCTACCTATCATTGCAGAACATATGATATGGTTAGATGAAATAATTAATGGAGTGATGGTATGATAAACTATAAATTTATAGCAAATGATAAAACACAAGATATAAAAGCAATGAGTTTAAAAAAAGCAATGAAATCTTTTCAAGATGACAAAGCAAAAGAAGTTACTGTGGAATGGGTAAGTAAAAAAGGTAATGTAAGTTTTTATTCTTACAAGCTACCATATAAAACTAGAAAAGAAAGAAAAGGAAAACTGTGACATTTGAGTTTAAACACCCAAACTATTATAAGAAAATAAAAAAAGAAAGTCGCTTGACAAATCAATCAAATGATGATAAGGAGAATCATGATGAAAAAATACAAAGTAAGAATATACGGACTAGGGATAGACGCAACAGCAATAATACCATTCGACAACGAACCAACACAAGAGATACTAGAAAATAATGTAGCTTATTATCTTAATAATAATCTAATGAAGATAGAAAAAGATAGTTTCTTTACACAAAAAAAATATACAATCACATACGAGGAAGTAACCATTTGAATTATAAGCAACAACTGTCAGTTGTGACAGGTTTATTTGTGCCACCAGACACGACAATTAGAATGGATTGTCCGTTCTGTAGTGGTAAGAATACATTGTCAGTAGATACTACTGAAAATAATTTAAGATGGTATTGCTTTCATGCAACATGTAATGCAAAAGGTACACAGCAAGGAGAAAAAAATATGCAATATGTAGAGAGAGTCTTTCATGGTAATAAAGATTTACACATAGAAGACAGAGAGTTTCAAATACCAGATAGCTTTCAATCAATATACTCAAATGAAAAAGCTATGCGTTGGTTATCAAACAATAACTGTTGGGAGTCATGGTCATGGGGTCGTGCAGATTTTAAATATGATGTAAAGCAAGATAGAGTTGTATTCTTAGTTAAGAATAGAATATCACATAAAATAGTAGGTGCAGTAGGTAGAGCATTAAACAAAAAAGATTTTCCTAAATGGTATATGTATGGTAACAAAGATATACCTTTTAAATGTGGTGAGTGCAATGATGCAGTTATTGTAGAGGATTGCCCATCAGCTTGTGCAGTATCTAATATACTAACTGGTATTGCAATCATGGGTACAAAATTAAAAGATGTACAAAAAAGTCACCTCAAACCATACAAAAATTTATATATATGTTTAGATAGAGATGCTACAACTAAAGCATATGACATGGCAAAAGATTTAAGATCCTCTGGATTTGATAATATAATTGTAAAACCACTTGAAGATGATCTTAAATACTTCAACACAGAACAGATAAGGGATATATTTTATGACAGTAAATCTTGATAGAGGATTAAATGATCTTGAAGAAGCAATAGATAGATTAATAAAACAAAAAGAATATTTACAAAAGCAATTAAGAAAAACAAAAAGTAATAGGTCAGAGGAGATAATGGCTTTGTATGCAGAAGTTAAAAGATTAAAGAATGAGAATGAAGATTTAAGAATGAACGATATTAAATCAAAGTATAAAATTGAAAATTTAGAAAAGGAGTTGGATGATAGAAAAACAAATGATTAGGCTCATGCTTAATAAAAAGTTCTATACACAATATAAAAATACATTATCCCCAACAGTATTTGTAGGAGATATAAGTTCTCTGTATGAAACAATACAGAGGTCACATGAAAAATATGAAGATGATATAAAGATAGATGAGTTGTATTCTTTGCACACAGCTATATTTAACCCTGCACTAACCCGTGCTGCAAAAGAAAAGTTTAGTGAGTTAATAGAAGACATTAGAGAAGTACAAGAACCTAATAAAGAAATAGCAAAAGATATAATGCGTATCTTATCAGACAGAGATCTTGCACAAAGGATAGCAGTAGAAGCTACAGAAATATTTAATGGTAAAGAAGCAAACTTTACAGAGATAACAGGTATGATAGGCAGGCATAAGACTAATGTTGATGAAGATAAAGTTCCTGCAGTTACTACAGATGTTGATGAGGTATTAGATTTATTAAGTGTAACAACTAAATGGAAATTTAATATACCTATATTAAGAGAATGCGTAGGTGGTATTGGTGGTGGTAATTTAATGATAGCATTTGCTAGACCAGAGACAGGTAAGACAGCATTCTGGGTTAGTCTTTGTACTGGACCACAGGGTTTTGCTGAGCAAGGTGCAAAGATACATGCGTTTATAAATGAAGAGCCTGCTATTCGTACACAAATGAGAGCAATATCTTGTTATACTGGTATGACTAGAGAAGAAGTAATACAAGAAAAAGATATAGCAAAAAGAGTTTGGTCTGAGATAAAAGATAATGTAAGTATGTTTGATACAGTTGATTGGTCAATGGAAGATATAGATTCACATTGTGAAAAACATAAACCAGATATAATAGTTATAGATCAATTAGATAAGATTAATGTTACAGGTACATTTGCTAGAACAGATGAGAAGTTAAGAAAGATATATACAAATATAAGGGAGATAGCTAAGCGTAGAGAATGTGCAGTTATTGCAATATCACAAGCATCTGCTGAAGCAGATAATAGAAACAGTATATCATTTAGTCAGATGGAAAACTCTAAGACAGGTAAAGCAGCTGAAGCAGATTTAATTATTGGTATAGGTAGAAATACTAATAGTGATACAGAAAATAAAATAAGAACATTATGTGTAAGTAAAAACAAAATAAATGGGTATCATGGTGAACCTGTTTGTACAATTAGAAGGAGTATAAGTAGATATGAAGTATAAGAAAAAAGAAAAATACAGAGGTAAATCTGTTTACATGTTTCATAATATAGTTACAGATGTAATTCTTTATGTGAATGCAGAAAGTGCAGATAATGCTTGTGAAATATTTGATAGTTGCGGATTCCAACCTAGATCTTGTTGGAGGATATTGTTAGAAATAGCACAGCAACCATCTGATGGAAAGAAGGTAAAATGATAACAACAGTAGACGTAGAAACATCGTGGCAAAAAACAGAGACAGGTGGGTATGATCCATCACCATTTCACCCAGACAATATACTAGTTAGTGTAGGTATAAATGATGAATATTATTTTACTAACCATAGTGAAAGAATAGACAGAGGTTGTGCCGTTAGAATACAAGAAGTTTTAAATGGTACAACTTTACTTGTAGGACATAACATTAAATTTGATTTGATGTGGTTGTTAGAGGCAGGATTTAAATATACTGGTAGAGTATATGATACTATGTTAGGTGAATACATTTTAAATAGAGGTGTAAGAAAAAGTTTAACACTAGAAATGTCTTGTCGTAGAAGAAAGATAGGATCTAAAGATGATAGGATAAAAGAGTTTATGGACAGGGGTGTATCCTTTGAGAACATACCTGCAGATGTTGTAGAAGAATATGGTAAGATAGATGTAGAGATAACTAGAAGACTCTTTGATTCTCAGATGGCAGACTTTAGATTACCTAAGAATAAAGGATTACTTATGACAGTTAAGATGATGAATGAGTTCTTAGTTGTATTATCTGACATGGAAAGAAATGGTATCAACATAAATCTAAATGAGTTAGGACAAGTAGAAAAAGAATACAGAGCAGAGTTTGCATATCTAAAACAAAAGATAGATAAGATAGTATACAAACAAATGGGAGATACTAAAATTAATTTATCAAGTCCAGAACAATTATCTTGGTTAATATATTCTGCAAAACCAAAAGACAAAAAAGAATGGGCTAGAATATTTAATGTAGGTATAGATAAGAACACAGGTAAAAATAAAAAAAGACCGCAGTATTCTAGAGTGCAATTTAGAAACTTAGTAGCAGACAATACAGAGACAATACACAGAACTGTAGCTAGTCAATGTATGACTTGTCATGGTAAAGGTGTAATTAAAAAAATAAAAAAAGATGGTAGCCCATTTAAAAATTATACTAAGTGTTCAGACTGTGATGGTGATGGCTACATATACTCAGCTATTGCAAAGGTTGCAGGATTTAGACAGCGACCTAGAAATGTTTATGACATAGCGGAATCTGGATTTAGAACAGACAAACTAACATTAACTAAAATAGCATCAGAAGCAGAGGGTGAGTTCAAAGAGTTTATAGATGCTATAGTTAGGCACAATGCAGTTGATACATATCTAAATACTTTTGTAGAAGGATTAAAAAATTTTACAAATGAAAGAGGTTTCTTGCATCCTAAGTTCATGCAAGCTATAACTGCAACTGGTAGATTATCTAGTCGTGATCCTAACTTTCAAAACCAACCTAGGGGTAAGACATTCCCTATACGTAAGGTAGTTACTTCTAGATTTAAAGATGGCAAGATGATGGAGATAGATTTTGCACAACTAGAGTTTAGAACTGCAGTATATCTAGCACAAGACAAACAAGGTATGGAAGATATAAAAAATAAAATAGATGTACACCAATACACTGCAGACATCATAGGTGTATCAAGACAAGATGCAAAGGCACATACATTTAAACCTCTGTATGGTGGTGTAACTGGTACAGAAGATGAGAAAAAATATTATACTAAATTTTTAGAAAAATATAAAGATATAAAAACTTGGCATGATAAGTTACAGACTGAAGCTATTAGGTTTAAACAAATAAGTTTACCAACTGGTAGGCAGTATGCTTTTCCGTATGCAGAGAGAACAGCTTGGGGTGGATCTACTTACTCAACACAGATAAAAAATTATCCCGTGCAAGGATTTGCAACTGCAGATATTGTACCGATTGCTTGTATAAATATATATAAACTTATGCAAGAAAAGAAAGTAAAGAGTTTACTTATAAACACAGTTCATGATTCTATTGTGGCTGATGTTTATCCTGGTGAGGAAGATGTGATGAGTAAAATATTTAACAAGGGCACAGCAGATGTAATACCTGCACTAAATCAGTATTACAAAATCAATTTTAATGTACCACTTGACACAGAACTCAAGATAGGTTATGATTGGTTAAATATGGAGGAGGTCAAATGACTAAAGAAGTAGAGGCGTTAGAGACTATGGATGAATATTCAGATGAAGAATACTCTGCATACTTAGAGTACATGTCACTAAAAGATCAATGTGTTATAGAACCTAACACATTATACGTGGATAAAAGCCATGAGTTTTTATCTGAGTGGGTTTACTTTGCACAGACAGATGGTTTAGAAATAAAAATAATAGATGGGGAGACAACAATATGCTAGAAATAATAATAGGTGTAATAATGCTATATGTTTTAATAGGTTTTTTTATAGATCCATTTATAAAATAATCCTTGACAAAATAGTCAAAATGATGTATACAGTAATTAACAATAAGGAGGACAAATGTCTGACAATAACTTAACAAACATAAACAAAATGTCTGATGAGCAAATTATGCAAGCCATTGGACAAGACGATGGTTCTAGTACAGGTACAAATATACCTAGACTAGCTATCAATCGTTCACCAGAAGATGATGATGGTAATCAATTACCTGTAGGTCACTTCTATACATATGATTCTAATGTAGGTCAAAATGTTTTTGGTAAACCAGTAACATTAAGACCATTCATAAGTGCCATGCAATACATGCATTATGATGCAGATAAGGGAGAGTATGTTAATAGATCTATTATATTTAAAAGTTGGAGAGAAGAAGCTATAGATATACTAGGTGGAACTAAGTGTGGCAAGATACCTTTCAAAGAAAGATCAAATCTTACACCAGAACAATTAGAACGACAGAGAACTATAAGATGTTACAAACTTGTATACGGATTATTATCTTTTAGCAAAGGTAAAACTTCACAAGGACAAGATCATGTTATAGAAAATATACCTGTGTTGTACAGAGTAACTGGTACTGCGTTCTCACCTGTAACATCTGCTCTAGATCTTTTAAAGAAAAGAAAGAAACTTATGTTTAATTGTACATTTTCTTTAGATACTAAAAGGCAAAAGAAAGGTGGCAATGTATTTTATGTACCAGAGATATCTGTTAATGCAGATGCAAACTTACAGTTATCTGATACTGATATGGAAACATTAAAAGTATTCCAAGAGTCCATCGATGTTGAGAACAAAGAGGTCATTGATCTTTATAACTCTGCAAAGGGTAAGGCTGCTAATGGCCATGACAAGATAGATGCTAAGATTGTAGAAGAGTTAGATCCAGAAAAAGTATTATCTGCTTAATGAATAATATACTTCTACAGGTACAGCAGTATCTTGACTCTGTTTCAAAAGAGCCTGTTAAACTAGACGAACAGTTGCTACAGGAGTTTGGTGAGGCGTGTAAAAACGCCTTACTAAAACAGTTTGAAGAAAAGAGAAGAGATAAGTTTGAACCTAGAATGTCTAACATAGGTAGACCTTTATGCCAATTACAGATGGAAGCTAAAGGTGTTAAGGGTGAAGGACAACCTTACAATGTTAGAATGAGAAATACATTTGGTGATTTAATAGAAGCATTATCTATATTTGTAATGAAGTCAGCAGGTATAAAATTAAAGAATGAACAAAAGAAAGTTAGTTACAAATTTGATGGGGGTAAGATTGATGGTAGACAAGACGTTGAGATTGATGGCAAGGTATGGGATATTAAAAGTGCATCACCATACTCATTTGATAAAAAGTTTGGAGAGGCAGGGGGATTTAGTGAAGTTGCTAGGGATGATTCCTTTGGCTATGTATCGCAAGGATTTTTATATAGCGAAGGACAGAAGAAAAAGTTTGGTGGCTGGATTGTAGTTAATAAATCTACTGGTGAGTGGGCAGTTTGTGAAACACCTGCAGAGCACACAGAGTATAAAAAGACAGCACTTGATACTGCTAAAAATAATTTTAAAGCATTAGATAAAGGTGAACCTTTTAAAAAATGTTTCGATGATGTAGTAGAAACTTTTAGAAGTAAACCTACAGGTAATAGAGTTTTGGGTTTTGTATGTTCATACTGCCCGTACAAACTTCCTTGTTGGGGAAGAGACAAGTTGCAGTTGTTACCACAACAGCAATCTAAAGGAAAGAATCCGAAATGGGTTTGGTACACATCTGTAACAAATCCAAAAGAGGAGACTAAAGAGTATGGTGGGGAGTAGTTTGAGGGGTCTGTTTCTCACCATCTCTTATTATGTTATATTTCGTTTTATATAAAAATAAAAAAGATAAAGATTATAAAATGTTTAGTAATACTTTATTTGATAATGAGAAAGATGCAAATGATTTTGGAAGAAAAAGTATGAAGAGAAGTTTTGAGCATAAGATTATAGAATATAATAAAGATAATATAGATAGGTATTGGTATACATGACAAAGAAAAAAGATGGATTAAGTTTAATAAATTCAATCAAGGTACTTGTTAGTCCTTGGCAAAAAGGTTTTACTTGTGGTATCGTTATGGATAGTAAATCTAAAATGGGTACTGAAGAATATGAATTATGTTCTACTATAGCTAGAGGCATGATAAAGATGGCAACTACCGACCCTCATTCAACGTTTCTGTGGGGTTTACGTGGATTTGCAGAAGACAAACACAAAGGCACTAAGGATCTTAGTATTAGTTCTGTCGTAGATTTTGATGATGAATCTAATGTTATAGATTTCTTAGAATATCTAAAAAAGAAACGAGACAAGGAGTTAAACTAGTGGCAACACATTTAGTTATGGGTGATCCTCATTGCACACCCAAAGCAAGCAATGATAGATTCTTATGGGCAGGTAAACTTGCACATGATCTAAAACCTAATACCATAGTATGTATGGGAGACTTTGCAAGTATGGATTCTTTATCTAGTTATGATAAGGGTAAGAAACAATTTGAAGGTAGAAGATATAAGAAAGATGTAGACCATGCCCATGATGCATTAGATAAATTTAACAAAGGTCTCAATGGTAGACGGCCAAGAAAAATCATGTTACTTGGTAATCACGAAGATAGGATAGATAGAACAGTAGATGACATACCAGAACTTGAAGGTACAATTAGCACAGAAGATTTTAAATTTAAAAAATTTGGTTGGGAGGTTTACCCATACCAACAGCCTGTTAATGTTGACGGTATATACTATTGTCATAATTATCCTACTGGTGTCATGGGGAAGCCTATTAGCGGTGACAATGTTGCTCGTTCTCTTCTCTTGAAGAATAAAGTATCTTCTACTGTAGGTCATATACATACCTTTGATTATGCTATGTGTGCCCTGCCATCTGGTAGAAAATTAATGGGCCTATCTGCAGGATGTTACTTGCATCATAAGGAAAATTATGCTAAGGCTACACAACAAATGTGGTGGAGTGGGCTTGTAGTTAAACGTAATGTATCTAAAGGTGAGTATGATTTAGAGATGATAGAGTATAATACTATTAGGAGAAAGTATGGTAAAAAATAAAAGAACGTATACATCTTTAAAAGAACATGGTCATGATATGTCTTATGAGAATGAGAGAAAGCATGATAATGTACATTCACCTTCTCATTATAAACATGGCAAGAAAGAAACTATAGAAGTTATAAGAGACTGTACAACTGGTGATGAGTATCATGGATACCTTAAAGGTAATGTTCTTAAATATGTTTCTCGTTATAAATTTAAAGGAGAACCATTAGAAGATTTACAAAAAGCTAGTTGGTATTTAAATAGACTAATAAAGGAGGTCAGCAATGGGGCAAGTTAAACAGGCAATACTAGAAGTAGAAGACTTTGTTTCTGCATGTGTTAGAGATGGTAGAACTCTTAATCAAACTATAAGAGATGCTAGAGAATCTAAAGCTGCAAAACATAATCCATATCTTGATGATGAGGATATGGTAGAAAATAAATACTATCAATTTAAAGGAGCATGGTGATGGATATCAGAGAGGCAATGATAAAAGCGTTAAGAAAAAGATATGAAGCAGTTATAGAAGAAGCTAAAGCAACTGCTGAAGTATACCTACTTAGACCTGTAGGTATAGGTGAACACCCACAGTTTATAGAAGAATTAGATAAACTAATTAATACTATAGCTGAGGCAGAAGATAAACTAACAGTAATAAACAATCGTTTTGACGACAACATACCATTTTAATAGGGGGATATATGACAGACGAAAAGCCAAAAGTACAGCAACCAACAGCAACACCAAGAACATATCTTGTAAGTTCAGAACAGCTAATGGATATTATGAGATACTTAATGACTAGGCCATATGGAGAAGTAGTTAAACTTATGAATTCGTTATCTGCTCTTACGCCATACAGTGCAGGTGGAGGTAAAGATGACGGAAAAAAATAATTTAGATAAGTACACTGGTATATTGTTTGAGTTAAAGATAGGTTTAAATAAAGACAATGCTATTGTAGTAGATTATGGAGGTAAGCCTGTAGGTAAAGTTAGAGAAGCATTGAAGGGTTTTCCATATCAAGCTAATCTGTGTGCAGCAATAATCAATCATGCTAACTCAATGGGGAAGAAGATACAAGATGACATTAAACAGATTATACAAAAACTATAAAGTTTATTTAGTGCAAAAAAAAAGACACCCAGAGTAAATTCTCTGTGTGTCTTGTTGTTGCTCGCTGAGGGGGGGGTCTTATGGCTCCCCCTTTTTTTATTTTATATTAACAGTTCCAAGCCCTTAATGACTTATTAATTCTACTGTTTGGGTCTCTAGCTGTCTTTGCAGATGTAAGTTTCTTCTTCATACCTTTCATCCTCGCACAGAAGCTAGCCCTTCTTTTGTTTCCTACCTTTTTACTTGGGGCCTTTAGGTTCCCCCCAGTTGCTTTGTTGTAGGATGCACGGCCTTTAGCATTTAATCCACCTTTAGGATTCTTACCTTCTTTTCTCTGCCATG